TGCTCCCATGCTTCTTGAATTTCTGTACGCACTTCTTCAGAAAGACCAGCGCCTTCAAAGAGTGATTTCAGTGCATCCAACATTACGTTTCTCCTAGTTTATTGGAGTTTGTTGATGATATTCACCAACGATTCCTTTAAATATTTCTGTGCCTTAGTGTCTTCTCTAACTTCTGTTGCTAGAGTAAATGCCTTATACCCACCCTTGGTATTCATTAGGTGCTCGTAAATTGGAGTTGGGTATGCCCCCGGAGCACTTGGTTGCGCCACAACATCTACAGTAATAATTTCAAAATCACTTACTGTGCCGCTACCGTCTTCTGATACGTTTCCTGACCCACGCGATGAGACGCCTAGTTTTACACCTGATTCAATCATTGTTTGTACTAGTTGTCCCATCGGAGTAGGTAGGAGTTTCATTTTACCATAACCGTTTGCATCGTCCATCCACATTTGAGTAATCATATGTGATACACGATCTAGGTTAATGTTAAGACCTTCAGGATGATCAACTTCTCCGAGAACTGAATATCCGCCACTGATCTGATCGTTGAGCGTTTTCACAGCCCTACCGATCTCATTTACAGGATACACACGTTGGTTGGCGTTACGTACACCTCCCTGTATGCAGATTCCCTTTAGATAGAGGTCTTTACCTCCTCTTGAGTTTTCAGTCGTCTCAACGACCATCTGTGCTTGGTCGAATGATAAGTTCTCAGTTAAGTTATACATTAACTATTCCTTAGGATCCGATAGTGCTTTTAGTATCGGCCCCGCTTTCGCCTTTGCCTTTCTTTTCAGCACCGTGGCCGTTTGGCTGAGCTTTCATTGACTTGCTCGCCTTGCCGCCTGGTACATTGACGTTGCCTGCATTTTCTTCTGTTGTTGAAGGTTTTGCTAGGCCGCCTTCTGTACCGCCATTGCCACCGTCGCCACCTTGTGCGATGTTAGCAGTAGTTCCGCCCATGTTGTTAGCGCCAGCTACAGTTGACTTGGTGTTTGCACCGTTGTCACCCATTTTAGCTGTTACTTTTTCAACATATTCTCTCATTGTTTCTGCTTCTGACTTGTCTGACTCGTCAACTTCTTCGTCATCTTCGTCATCTTCTTCAGCTTCAAAAGCAAATGATTCTTCTTCTGGCTTGTCTTCAATGTCGCCCATCATGTCGTCTGCTGGATCGCCGCCCATGTCATCCATGTCGCCTTCTTCGTCATCTCCACCATCTTTTGACATCATGTCGTCGAATGCTTTTTGTAGATCAGCTAGTGCGTCTTCTAGATCGTCCATACGCTCTTCAGTGTCTTCGTCGTCACCTTCGTCGTCCATGTCCATATCCATGTCGTCATCTTCGCCTTCATCTTCGTCGTCGCCTTCGACTTCAAATTCTTCTAGGTCAAAGTTTTCTTCAACTTCTTCTTCAGACTCGTCAACTTCTTCATCAGTAGCTTCATCTAGATCGTCTTCTGACTCATCTACTTCTTCGTCGTCTGCTTCGTCTAGGTCTTCTAGATCTGATTCTAGTAGTCCTTCATAAATCTCTCTTGACTTTTCAATCACAAACTCGTGGAAAAGTTCTTCTGCTTTTGCTTTGTCTTCATTGACAAGCGATTCGAGCATTTGCTCAATTTTTGATAAATCTGCCATTTCTTGTCTCCTTTAAATGATACGTAAGGCTGTGTAGTATTATTTACACAATTAACAAAATATGTACAGATAATAGGCTCAAAACGGAGTATTTTGAGGCGAGGCACGAGAAATTTCAAATTTTTCTTTAAAATCTGACTTTTTCATATGTTCTAGGTTAGACAAATCCTTCAAATGTTTTGGAACAAAATCGTCATTGTCTTCTATTACTCTTATATATCTTTTGTTAGGATTATTTTTAATAGTAGTTAATGTTTGTCTTTCCCAGTTACCAAAATATGTTGCAGGATCGTAACTCTTTTTATAATTTTGTGTATCTTTAAAAATATTGTTTACTTTAGAGTATTGCCCTTTGTCGTCCATTCTGCCGCGGAAATCCATGCCTAACATATAGATAGTTTCATATCCGTGACTGCTAGCCATCCATAGTGCTGTGGGTCCTGAACTCCATCCTTTGCTAGGATTAAAGAAGTTTAAATTAACCATACCGTTGTATGCTTTATTAGGATTAGTCCATACTTGATTGTCATATTGCCATTTATGTTGATTGATTTCTAATATCATTTTAACATCAACAGCAATTAAAAAGTCAGGACGATAGTGCCTGTAAACTGCATTACAAGCAAATACTTTACCATAGTTTTTTAGATAATCTAAATTAATACCTTTGCGACTTTCACCATTGCCGCACACAAAGGCTTGGGACATGTATTAAACTCCTGCTTCAGTGTTCGCAGCTATTCCGTACATCTGTCTAATAAAGAATAGTTCTTTGTCTTTTTCTTCATTGTGTAATTCAGATGCTTTACGTGCTTTGTTAATCTGACGCAGAGTTAGGCGTGTTTTACGAGTATCACTTCTGTTCATAACAGAATCGTCCATTGAAGGGTCATAACCTTTGTCTTCAACAGGTTCAATAGTTTCTCGATCAAAATAAAAGAATTCTCGTAAATGCATAATACTATTTATATCGTTTGCTGTGCTTCTGCGCCTGCCGGAGCAGCACCTAAGTCTGTATCTGTAGCAGATTCTGGTGGTGTTCCATCTCCTGCCATTTCCCCGCCAGCGTCGACATCTGTTTCAGTTTCTGCTCCGCCCATGTCAGCTTCAATACCTGCACCACTAATTCCAGCACCGCGCATTTCTGCACTTGCGTCAGTTGGCGGTTGTTGCAGATTCTCGTCATTTTCTTCACGCCATAAGCGTTCGTTTTCTGCAATCTCTTCTTCGCTTAGGCCTAAGAAACGTTTTAGCGCAAAGCGATTTGAAATATAAGGAATTGCACTAATCTGACCAAACGTACCAATACGCTGATTATCAAGTTCTGATTGACGGTAGCTTGCAAAGTTTTGTGGCGGTTGTAGTCTTACATCAAACATTGCAACATCAATGTTTACACCTTTTTCTAGTAAGTAGCGTTTAAACTCTTGATTAAACACTTCTACAATTAAACCTTGCAAGCGTTCGCAATAGTTGTTAAAGCGCAGTTCTTGAATATACGCTGTACCAACACGACCGTCATTAAATGCACCTTGACCTTCGTCTTGTGCTGCACTTGGCAAATACGAACTTGGAATACGTAAACCTCTAATAAGTTTATTAGTAAAGTATTTTAAGTCGTCAATTTCGCCTAGGTTAGTACCACCCGGTAGTGTTTCTACTTTAGACCCACGACCTTCAGCAGTTTGAGGGAAGAAGTAGTCTTCGTTTGTTGAAAGTGGATTATAGGAACTGTCAATAACTGATGTTCCTCCTCCTGTTTTCGACGGAATACGTCTTTGATGGATCTCTGTTTTTACACGTTCTACGAACTGCATCGCCAAATGACTAGGCATGTTGCCTACATCAACATAAAACACCCTACGCTCAGGCGCTCTCTGCGTACGGTAAATGATAATCGCATCTTCCAACAATTCTTTTTGTTTGTAAACTTTAAAGATTGATTCTAGCAGACTGTTGCCAAATGGTGCATTATTGTCTAGTCCTTCAGAAAGACTTAGATGTACCATATGTTCTGCATCAATTGCAATCTCAGTTTCTTTATCTAGTCCAAAGCGTCCACCTGCTGCACTACCTTGGCTAGTATTACCCACCATGCCACGAACACCGCCTTGTAGGTATCCGTCTCCGCCTCCAGTTATGTTGCCGTTAGTTTGGAACGGAGTAGTTGCTACTTTGTCCATGAAGTTGATATTCATGTCTTTGACAATGTATTGCTCAGGTTTTTTACCTTCGCTTTCGTTTACAATAATGCGTGTAACCTTAGCAGGATCAACGTGATACCAAGTTTTAGTTTCAGGATCACGAATAAAGAAAGCATCACCGTATTTGAATACGTTACGAACAGTTTTAAACATGCGTGTTTCAAAGTCATTTAGCTTTGACCACTGTTGTAGCATGTTTTCTAAGACTTTAATTTCTGTATTAGTAGCATCTTTTTTAAAGTCTAATAAAAAGTTAGTTCTATTTTGCTTGTTAAATTGTGTACAAAATTCTGATAAAATATCTAGTGCAGCATTAACCTCTGAATCTAAATCCATAGTATTGTATTGACCGTAACGCTCAATACGGTTAGGTGCACCTACATAAACATCAGGCAAAAACGATGAATAGTTAGACCGGGCAGGGCCGGCTTGTCCTCCGTTTCGTCCGCTAATTGGACTTACGCTTCCGTCTGTGCCATTACCTGTCGGTACTGGTGTAAAATATTTTTTCCACGACATTATCTTTAACCTATCATATTGCCTGATTCAGCAATTGCATTTACTGTTTGTTTTGTCAGTTTGTTATTTTCTTGCATCATAGTAACCATTGATCTCATTGTAGTATTTAACCTATTAATACTTTCTGAGACTTGTTGTTGAGAGCTTGCAACAGCAGTAGTTGCTGAACTTGTATCACTGCTAGTAGTCGAATTATTATATTCAGCTGCTTCTTGAGGATTTAGAACTCGTTCTCCTGCGTGTATTCGTGCAATAGTGTTTCTAGGTTCTGTTAGTCGACCAGTAGCACCGTAAGTACCAACAAGTCTTGTTGGAATTTGTGCTTGAAGATTAGCAAGTTCGTCTCTCATACGCTGAAGTTCTTCTGCCGAAGTTGATGCGTCATAACCATAACTACTAGCATAGCCGCGATCTAATTCAGCTTCTCTAATTCGATTTTGCAGAGCTTCAATTTGAGAATTTAGCTGTCTTTCATTATCTGATAATAATAGATCGTCATCGACCATCATATCTCCAATAAAGCCAGAATTATTTATACCTCTTAGTAAACTTCTAAATGAATCACTTAACACTTGTCTTAATTCAGGATTGTTAAGTAGTGATGTAAATCCTTCTTTGAGGCTGTTTGTGATACTTTCAAGCATAGGTTCAAGCACTCCGCCAACTCGACGCTCGTACATATTTCCAGGACCGCCTTCTTCAACATATCCGAACAGATAGTCCATTATGTTTTTGTATAAATCTGAAATTGCTTGTCCAGGATCTGCATTAAAAGAATCCATAAATGTGTTTAAGGTAGTACTAAATGCATTAATGTCTTCCTCTGTAACACTTTCTAAAAATGATTGTACTCTTGCACCAACACCACCTTCTTCAAAGAACTTTAATAATATATCACTCCTGATTCTTTCGACCTCAGTAGACATGTTTGTTAAACCAGTTGTTATTAGTTCTCGTTTCGCTGCTTCTTCGGCAGCAGCTTCCGGATCAAAAGCTCTAGCCATATACTCTTCAAACTGATACATTGCTCCAAATAGTGCTGCGAAGCCCGCATCTTGATCACCTATTGCTGTAACAGCAGCAGCGCCCATACTATCTCTAAATTCTGTTAGCTGCGGAGCAACTCTTCTTAAACCTTCGTCTAGTTCTTCTAAAGACAAGTTTTCAGCATTTTCAGCTAATCTTGCAAACTCAGGAACCATGGAATATAATCTTTCGCCTAGTTCAGTTTGTGGAATCCCGTCAGTTAAATCTTTAAATGCATTGCTGAACCCTGGAAGCAAAGTTGAAACAGCATTTAAATTGCCTTGAAATCTAATTCGTTCTTCGTCAGACATATTAGCCATTCTTGCAGCAACATTTGCTTCTGCCGCTTGTTGTGCCATTAGGTCTGCTTGTTGTCTACGACTTGTACCTGTAAGTTTTGCTAATTGATCAAGCTCTTTTAAATAACTAGCTGTGCCGTCTATTAATTGCTGTTCGTCTCTAATTCTTTGTCCAGTAACTCGAGCTTCTAATTGAGCAAAATCTAACAAGCCTTCATTTAGTTCTTCAACAGTAAAGCCCATCGCGGCTAAGTTACGACCAACACCGCTTGTTCTAAACTCTTTACTAAATCTTCCTAGTTGTTGAGCACCTTGTGTAACTGTTCCGCCAAAGAAAGTTAAACGATCACTGTTCTGAGATATTAGTTCAGTATATCTAGTAAAGTTTAAACCTGCTTCTAAAGCAGATGTTCTCATTTCAATTATACTATTATTAAATGATGCACCTTGACTGCTCAGTCCTTGGAAGGTGTCAGTTAACTCTTCAAAATAACCTACAACACCTGTAAGAACTCCTCCAACTAACGGAACATGTCGAGTAAAATCAGATAGTTTGTCTCCGCCAACTAATAGTTCTTTTCCAAGTCCAAACATACTACCAGCAACACTAGTAATACCAGACATAAGTGCGCCGCCTAAGGCGCCAGCAATACTACCAAGTGCGCTTGTATTAGATTCTACAGCTTCGGTATTTTCGTCAACAGCTTCGGTATTTTTTCTTTGCTTATCTGTTGCAAGAGTAAGTGATTTTTTATATGCATCAAATGCTTTAGAATTTTGATCATTAGAAGCACCCATCTGTCGTGCCATAGCAGTCATTGCTTCTTGCAATCTCTTAAGAGTTGCTTCACTTGCAACTCCTTTACCGCCGACGTTCTTGATTTCGATTTCTTCAGCCACTATTCTAAATTCCTAGTTATATACGTATATAAATACAATTGATACATATTTACGTAATGTATTTATCAGGAGCATAAACATGTCGGATAATAATCCACTTAAGAAATTTTTTAGACAGCCTAAAATCTATATCAAATTACCTTCAGGAGGTAAATTTTGGCCTGAAGGTTCAATCGAAATGCCTGAAAACGGTGAGTTACCAGTTTTTTCTATGACAGCCAAAGACGAGATTATGATTAAAACACCAGATGCGTTGTTAAATGGCCAGTCTACCGTTGATATTATTCAAAGCTGTATGCCTAATATTAAAGACGCTTGGAAACTTCCTATTATTGATTTAGATACAATTTTAGTTGCAATGAGGATTGCAAGCTATGGCGAAAAAATGGACTTTGCATCTAAAACTCCAGTTACCGGTACTGAACAATCATTTGCTCTTGATCTACGTCAGATTTTAGATGGATTTATTGGTCAAGAGTTTATATCAACTGTTGAAGTTAATGGAATGATTATTCATTTAAGACCTATTTCTTACAAAGAGTTTACTGATACTGCTATTAAAACATTTGAAGAACAACGTATTTTTAGAGTGTTAAACGATGAAAAAATTTCAGATGGTGAAAAAGTTCGTGTATTCCAAGAAAGTTTTAGAAAACTAACTGAAATTACAGTTTCTAACTTAGAAAAATCAATTGAGTCTATCGAAATTGATGAAGAAGTTGTTACTAACAAAAAACATATTGACGAGTTTGTTAATAATGCAGACAAAGATTTGTTTAGAGCGTTAACTGATCATATCGATGAACAACGTAAGAAGTTTGTAGCAAAACCTCTAACAATTAATTCTACTCCAGAGGACATCGAAAACGGTGCACCAGAAACATTTGATGTTCCGTTATCGTTTGACAGTGCAAATTTTTTCGGCTCAGGATCTTAACGCTCTCTATTGACGAAATCTTAGAAGAAGTTAAGATCCTTGACACAGATGTAAAACAGATAAAACACGATACATTTAAACTTTCATGGTTTATGAGAGGCGGAATGACTCTCGACGAAGCATATGCACTAGGTTTTGAAGATAGAGAAATTTTAACAAAATTAATAGAAGAAAACTTAAAAACGACAAAAGATACTAATTTGCCGTTTTTCTAATCATCTAGTAACATTATATCCGGCTTTTTTAAGAAGATCTATAGCTTGTTTTTCAGCATCAGATACTGATTTTGCACCGGCTTTAGCAGTAGATTTTTTAGCACCAGGTTGTGTAATTGCATACTTACTGCGAGCTTGTTTGCCACCTGCTTGCTTTTTAAATCCTAATTTAACAAGATCCATAATTACTTTGTCAATTGTTTGGTTTGGAATTGCTTCAGAAATTACACTTTCTTCAATACTAGCAACTAGTGTTGTTTGAATTGGATCAGCTTTATTCTTTTTGTGATATTTACGAATAGCGTTCATTGATGTTTTCTTATCAAATCCTGCATTAGCTAGGAAAGCAAGGAAGTCATTTACTTCTAGTTGACCTTTCTTGATTCCTGAGCCTGCCATGTATTGATCTAATTCTTGTCTAATACGATTTGCTTCATCGCCAACATTAGCTTTTGTTGCCATATTAGCAGCAGTACCTTTCATGCCAATTTTATTAAGAGCTTTTGCACCTAGTTTACGTGCAGTTTGTCCAATAAATCCAGCAGGTGCTTCGTCGATGTTATCAATATCGCTTTCACTGAGAATTTCGTAAACTTTCATTAGAATTTTTCCTTTGTCAACTAGTTAAAGTTATTTATCTCACTTATTTAAATATCTACTTCGTAGATATTAGTTATCGCTATCGCTCAAACTACTTACTTCGTATTTAATTATGCGTGATATAAATGATTTATATATGAAACGCATTATGACGTAAGTCATAATGTTTAAGTTTCATGTAGATTGTTTCAGTCAGACGGAACCTGTTACGGTTCCATCAAACTCGAAAATGTGCTTCATGTGAGTTCGCCACCAGCCGAGACTTGGAAGTAGGTGTTTTCTGCTACACAATGGGCTCTGACCTTTCCCAACCTACGTCGACATATGTAACATAAAATGTACATAAAGCAAGTTTATGTGCAGTTTATAATACATTACCTCTCGCTTCGTTCCTGTGCTAAAGAGTTTTTATGTGTAATGTGCAGTTTTTCGACAGCCAACATTCCATCTATGCCAATCAAACATCCTACTACCGGATGCCGCTCAGCATGTTACGTGTGCTCCTATACGGCAGCTTTTTCCACAGCGGTATTTCTAAACTGGCCCGCCAACCTTATGTGTTGGATTGTTTTGCCTTGATGCTATGTTCTAGCAATGCCTGTCGCAATTTATCGGAACCGCCAACTCTAACATTAATAATTCCATTGTAATACTCGTCGCTCTCTAATACACGGCGGTCAAATTGCTCTCTTG